CGTTTGGCTTCCATTACCTGTAACTCATATTGAATACGAGCCACTTCGTTTCTGTAAGCTACTGCCGCAAGGATGTTATCCCGTTGTCTTTCAAGGTAGCTTATAGACCGTTGTAAATCTTCTGTTTTAGCTAACGGTATATCAGCTTTAACCTCTTGTTTGGATTGTACTTTAGATTGCTTAACTTTTGCAACAGGGTCAATCTTATCTCTAAATGCTTGCTTGCGTGATGCGTTAGCTTCTTTAGTGGCTTTCTCAAGTAAGCGTTGGCGTTCACCAATCTTTTGCTGTAACTTCTTAATTCTACGGATTTCTTCGTATGTCCAAGAAGCATCATCCCCACCCCCAAGTGTAGGGGTAGGTGGGATGTAAATCTGAAAAGCATTTACTTGAAACGCATTAGCTTGGAAAGCCGTTTGAAACATTACTGGGTTACTTCAGTAGGTGCAGTTAGGGATTCAGATAGCATTTTGATAAAGGCTTCACGGCCTACTTGCAATTGCTCTATGTTGAATTGCATAGAACCAAGCTTTTTATCAAGGTCGGCAAGGTGATTAATCATCACTTTTTGCTGATCTGTCATGCTCTCAATGTCGTATTCCACATCATTTAATACAATAAACGGGGTTTTTTCTTTATTTCCCATTATTTTCTCCTTAGTTGTACTACATTAAAAAAACTGTTACCAAGGCAATCCGCTTGCTACCTTTGGTGCTTGTAGTTCTGCTAACTGTGCATCAAGACTAGCTTCCATAGTTTCTAAGTCTAGCTTATCTGCTAACCAAGTCTTAACTACTTCTTCGGTTAGACTTGCAAAAGGGATTACTGTATCGCCTACTTCTACACCGACTGTGCCATAAGATGATGCTGAAAATTCACCATCTTGTTTGATAGCGGAATAATGGATGGTTGTTACTATGTCACCATCTGTATTACGGTCTAGTTGATTTACTTTTAGTTCCATGATTTATCCTTATTTAGATTCTAAAGTTTCAATGCGAGCTTTTAGGTCAGTAATGATAGCTTGTTGTTCTTGAATAGCTTTTACAGCTACAGCAAGAATTGCATCAACTCGTAGTGACTGAATTTGATTTTCTGCATCTTTAACGCCTTCAGCACCACTTGGTATTACTTCTTGAACTTCGTGAGCAATGAAGCCTTCTTTAACTTCTTCACTAGCTTTAAATAAAGTACCATAATCAGCCATTTGATAAGTAACTGGTCGTAGTGCCATTACTCTCTCTAGTGCTGGTGCAGTTTGAGTTTGAATATTTTTTTTAACTCGATAATCTGAAGAAAGTTGAATATTACCTAAATTTGTTGAATCAACCCATAATGCAGGAGAACCTGTCCAGTTAAAGTTAAACACATTACTTTGGTAAGCTCCTGATGAGCCAGCATGAGATTGATAACCACTTCCAGCAATAGCTCCATTTACTGTTAATTTAGCTGATTGCGTTTGACTTGTAGTACCCACTAGCAAGTTACCACTAGAGTCAATACGCATGCGTTCTGTTGACCCAGTAGTAAAGTAAACACCATCTGAAGCACCTAATGTTCCAACTCCACCCCTTAATGTTCCGTTATTGTAGAGTTCAAGGTTTATGCGGTCATTACCACCAGTTCCGTTTCTGTTTAAAGATAAAACAGCAGCATTGTTAGCAATAACAGCCCCATCTGTAGGGGTTAACCAAACACCTTCTGCGGAAGAAGATGTTAGAGGAGAAGAAGTTAAACCAATACCTACATTACCGCTAGAGTCTATTCTCATGCGTTCTGAGCCACCGCTTCTAAAAACATAAGAACCAGATGAGCTTCCTGTTACATCAAAAGAAACAAGATTGTTTGTTGCATCGGCACCTATATCTAAAAATTGAACATCTGCACCATTTGATGCTTGGAATCTTGCTACATCAACTTCGGAAGAGGATTCAACATTAGCATGAAGTCTAACACTAGGACTACTTGTACCAATACCCACATTGCCTGTGTCGGTTATACGCACTGATTCAACACCGCCTTCAGAGAACGCAATAGTATCGGCTGCTGGGAAGAATATACCTGTATTAGTATCGCCAATGTTTGTAATAGATGGCAAAGATACTGTACCGTCTGCAAAACTAGCTACTCCGCTAACCGATATATTGGTAAAAGAACCATCTGATCCTGTACCTAATAGCTGAATAGGAGTTGTGGCAGCATTACCTACCCATACCTTTTTATCGGTCACATTGATTGCAACTTCACCTTGAGCCAAAGAACTAGGGGCATTGGTGGTTGTTACGCTATTTTTTAACTTAATTGTCGTTGGCATACTTGTTTCCTTTAGAATGAACCGCCATCAAGATTTCCTGTTATTTTACTACCATCTAAGCTAGTTATCCAAGATGGATTTGCATAACTGCCTGCTGTTGTTACGACTGTAGAATCAATAGCAATCGTTCCTGAAGTCGTGATTGTGCCACCTGTTAAACCTGTTCCTGCCGTAATTGATGTAACTGTACCGCCTGAACTTGGGCTTGTGTTAGTAACCGTAAAGCTAGGATAAGTACCTGATACGCTGATACCTGTACCGCTGGCAATAGCGACTGTTTGATCAGGTGCTGTGTTGGTTACGGTAAAACTAGGGTAAGTTCCGCTAGTAGATATACCTGTGCCACCTGTTAATACAACAGTTTGGTCAGGAGCAGTATTTGTTACCGTTACCGCACCAGTTGAACCTGATACGCTAATACCTGTACTTGCAGTTAATGAATTAACCACATTCGTAAGACTTGCACCTGAACCTACAAAGCTAGTAGCCGTGATGGTTGTGCCTGTAATGGCTAAAGGTGTTGTTCCACCAATAACCATATTGTTCATTGTTCCAGCGTTAATTGGTGCAATTTCTACTCCACCTGTACCGCTAGGCTTTATGTGAACATGACCAGTACCCGTAGGGCTTATGTCAATTTGTGCGTTTGCACCATTAATATTTGTAGGTACATTAATTGCTAAGTTATCAAAACCGCCTGCACCCATAGTCATTTGCGTACTGCCTGCGGAATTTTTAAGTGCTAATCCAGCAGAACTTGTAGCCTGAACGATTGGCGTTGTTACGGATGTAGAAGCAGCTAATGTTGTAACGCCTGCTACTGCACCTGTATCACCGACTGTAACCACGCTATTTTGTAATAATTTGCCTGTAGTGCTGTCATATCTAGCAATTGCGTTATCAGTAGCACTTGATGGCCCAACAACATCACCACCTAATGATGGGCTAGAGTTAGTAATTACGCCTGTAGTGCTGTTGTAACTAATGCCTGTGCCACCACTTACTGATGCTCTTGCTCTAGCATCGGTGTAATAAAGGTTAGTGCCTTCATTTATGTTTGTAGTGGTTAAAACTACCGTGCCTGTCTGTCCGTTTACGCTACTTACAGCATCGGTATTGTCAACCTTTTGCCATATTGAACCGTTAAATATAGCCCAATCGCCTACTTGCCAATCGGTGATGCCGTTTAAGTTAGTGCTACCAGCTACATCAACAACATAGTAATAACCCTTAGTTCCTGTGGAACTGACTAGCGTTGGTGTGTTGGTTGATGCGTTCCATGTGCCTTGGTAATTAAGATCACCTTGCATTGGGATTTGAGATGTTGGCACTTTACCGCTAGCATCAAGGGTTGCAACACCTAAAGGTTGTGCTTTCTCACTTGTAGGAATGTAACCTGATACCGTAACGCCTGACATCGTGCCACCAGTAATTGCTACAGCATTGGCGTTTTGGGTAGACATCGTTCCCAAGCCCGTTACATCTGTATTAGGGATTGTTGCACTAGCTGTCATATCAGCCGTGCCATTACCCTTCACATATCCTGTAAGAGTAGCAACACCTGTACCGCCATTAGCTACAGGGATAGTACCTGTTAGTACATGGTCATCATTCCAATCCGATGGTCTGATTAATGACGAATCATCACCATCAGGTATGGTTGAAACCTTAGTGTGCTTGACTGTTATAGCCATTATTGAACCCCAATAATCTTACCGTCTTGACCTCTAATCACTTGCTTTGGTCTGTTTTGGTTCTCATTTAAATTATTAATGAGTTCTGATAAAGCCATAGTCATTTGCTCATTACCTTGCTGAATGGCAGAAGCAATAGGCTGTAATGGATGTTCCATAGCCTTGGCCATATCTTCATCTAAATCATAAGCTTGTGGCAATCCTTCGCCATTACTTACGCCAGCAGAGATTTGGGCTACTTCTACCTTTGCACCGTTATTGACATAAGCAAGCAATAGCTGAGTGTTACGCTCTGTGTTCATCTTCATTTGAGCTAACTTCATTTCCATTTCACGCTCTTGAGCATTTCTCTGTTCTTCAAGTTGCATACGAACCTGAGTTTCTTGAGCTTGGTACTCTTGCTTGGCTCGCTCCATCTCAACTTGCATCTGCATCTTCTGTTGCTCAAGTTGCATCTGAGCTTGCATTTCCTGTTGTTTCAATTGTGATTGCATTTCTAGCTTCTGCATCTCACCTTGTTGCTTCATCTGTTCAGGTGTCGGTGGTTTAGGTTGGCCTTTAGCTTGTTCAGCTTGTGCTCTAAACTGGTCAGCAGTTTCATCAATAAGACCTTCAAGACCTTTACCAGCCTTAAATGCTGTAACTCCAAACTTCAACATCTCCATTAATAGCGGAGTAAGTTCAGGTACGCCTTGAGCTACTGGCAATGCTGTCTGCATAAATTGGCTGACTGCTGTCAAGAATTCAACACGGTCTTGCTTCTCTTGTTGCTCATCCTGATAAATCATTGAATCCGTAGTTACTTCAATACGGAAGTTCTTAGCTGGCTCATCCTTTAATAATGCAAGGGCTTGAGGGATAAGTGCCTGATCTTGTGGGGATAATTGCATTGCACCGCTAATCTTAACGATAGTGTCATCGGTAAAGTGCTGGCAAATAATCTGTGCTTTGATTTGTAACAAGGCTGTAGCGAAGTTCACTACATCATGTTGCATAGTCTTTAAACGACCTGATGCGTTGTTAGATTTAATAATCTGAGCACCAAGCGTTTCGTTAGGGTCTGTTTGTCCACGCTGAATGTCAGCAATGCCCATAATCTCGTAGATTTGACCTTTAACTTGATCCATAGCCTGATAAGACATATTCAAAGCTTGGGCAATTGGGGCAATATCTACAAGGTTAATAGCTCCTGCCATGCCTTGTTTCTCGGCAAAACCTTGCCAGTTCTTAACTGGAATGAGTGTGTTGTTCTCACCTTCAGTAAACAAACGAGCAAGAGATGGCTCTGCTGCATCGTATACGCCACGAACTCTTAAAGCTTGAATGAATCCATCAATACGGTCTGCAAGCGTGTCTAACTGTCTAGCTTGGTCTTGATATAGAACAAAATCAGGTACAGGAATCAAACTGTCTGTAGTTAATGTTGAGAACATTGGCTTTGGACATGGCCAAAAGTTTTCTAGTTGTAGTGGGTCATCACGGGTGTCAAGAATTTTACCCATTGACTTAGATAGCCAAATCACTTGACCTGTGGCTTTATCCCAAATCTCATAGATAAGGGCTTCTCTTGAACCTTCGCCCATCTTTTCATTAAATGATTTAGATGTATCAGGCTTAGTGTCTAGTGGAATCTTACCGCCAAGTTCTTCGCCAAAGCGTTCAACCAAGGCTGCTCTTTCCATGTAGACTTTACGCCATACCGCAGTTACTTCTTCCCATGTACGGGCAACGGTTAGACCAAAGTCACGCCAGTAAACATAGTCAACAGGAGCACATTCGTACTCAATACGCTCTTGATCTTCACGATAAATACCGCCTTCGGTTTCTGCTTCGTCTGTATCTTCAGTAACTTGAAAACCATCTTCAGGAGCACCATTGGCTTCACCGCCCATTTGACCAGTAATATGTGGCTCATAACGAACCCAAGCTGTACCACGACCACCTAATAGACGGTCTTGTACGGTTTGTTTCATGGCACTAGCGTAGTCACCATAATGTTCAATCTCATATTCCAATGCTCTTTCAAGCATCATGGAAGCAACACGCCCTACAGGGTCATTGTCACGGAATCTACGGCTTACATCAGGTCTAGGTAGCCGAGCAAATACAGCAGGAGTTATAGTTTGGACATTGCTCCACAGGATATTGAACTTAGCTTGTGGGTTATTACGGCTACGAGATTCGTCACGGTAACGCTTGACAATCTTATCGGCTCTGCCTTCCCATTCTTTATATGTACGCTCGTACTGGGCTATGCAGTTGTACCAATCTTCGTATGTGTGTTCCATGTTTATATCCTACGATTAACTATTTTAGGGGTTTCTTTCCACATCTCGTTTAGCGTTACATCCGTTTGCCCGACATGAAGTCCTGTAATTCTTGAATCTTTAAGGATAGGGCTATCTTCATCTTTCCATACAATGCTGAGATACCTGAACGCATCTGCTGAGTGCGATGTCCAATCATGTTTCGGGCGATCTCTAAATACTTTCTTATCATCATCCCACTCTCGTTGATATTGTCGTAAACATTCAATGCCTTCTTCGCATCTATTATCAAACCAAGTGCGAGTTAATGCAAGTCGTGTTGCTTGAATACCATCCTGAATTGACAAGTTTGGGACAATTTTTAGATGTTTTATGTCAATTTTTGCAGAAATTTGCTCAATTATGCTTTTACCACCACTTGCCAATGTTTTAGCTCTAGCATCGTGAGGGAGATAATGATAGCCATAATTGTATCCAAACTCATCTTCTTTTTGAGCAAGTAAACCCGTATAAAAGGATATAGGTTGACCATTAGATGAGTGATGGTCTAGCACCCGTATCTCACCGTAAACCACCTGATACCACCAAATAGATGTACTGTCATTGAATCCCAAATCCCAAGCAGTATGGCAAGGGAACATAGGGTCATAGTCAATCGTGGTAATACGCTCTAAGTCCGTGATTCTACGCATTTCTTGGCCATAGTAAGCACCAAGGATGGCAGCTTCAAAGCTACATAAGAACTCTTGTTCGTACTGGTTATCAGACATAGTGGCCTTGGCATCATCTAACTCAGACTGTGGCAACAGGTTAGTTTGGTCTGCCCGTAACACTTTTACATACCAATTAGGCTTTTTAGTTGCTTCGTTATATATGTCGTAAAAGGCATTATGGCCCTTTGGCGTACCAATAAAGGTAGCCCAGCCAAGACGATCAGCCAATAGTGGTCGGATAATCTCACCCCATACGCTAGGCTTCATGTCGGCCATTTCATCCATAACCACGCCATCTAGGAAATTTCCTCGGAGTGCATCGGGGTTATCAGCACCAAATAGCCTGATTCTAGCCCCATTAATTAGCTCTACCCATAGCTCAGATTGATTAGACTTGGTCATTACTGGCTCGGCAAAGCGTTCAAGGTATCGCCAAGCTACTGATTTGGCTTGAGAATAAAAAGGGGCTATATAGGCGTATTGGGCGTGTTGCTTGCCATCTAACAAGGCTCTAACAATAAGATCATTAATACAGGCTACAGTCTTGCCACAACGCCTGTGTGCAACAATTACTGCCCAACGCTCCTTACGGCTGTGGAAGTCCTCAAAAACGCTTCTAGGGCGGTATTTGAGCTTTATATCCCTATTCATCTGCCCATGAAATTCTTAAGTCACCACCGTTTGAACCAGTAACCTCATTAACTTGGGTTTCTTTCCATCTAGCCCTAGTTTTTAACCAAAAGATAGCGGCAGCAGTATTACCTTTTTTAGCCTGACTAAACAAAGTACCAGCAATGGCAGCATTGGCATCAATACGCCCTTCGTCTAATTCATCTTTGTAATACTTAACCAATGTATCAGCACTAATCTTTAGCCTAGTGGCTATATCTTCATGTGGGCAACCCAACGCAGACAAGCGTTTAACCTGTTCTTGGCTGTCTTTGGTTGGTTTATGTGGGGGTCTGCCTTTTTCTGCCATTTTTATAACTCCGCTAAAATAGCTTTTTTACCAGTGAAATCTTCCCAACGCTTAACGATTACATCGCAAAACTTAGGGTCAAATTCCATAATAAACGCTTGTAAACCATGTTTTTCAGCAGCAATTAAGGTTGATCCTGATCCACCAAAGTAATCAGCAATCGTTTTGGCAGAAACATTAAATCGTTTGATAATCCATTCCATCAAAGATACAGGCTTTTGTGTTGGGTGTACTCGATTGGTCTTTTCAGATGCTTGGGTAAATTGTCTTACAACGCTTCTAAAGTTTGCCCATGCCAACTCGCAATCGGTTTGATCTGATTGGCCATTGTTTTTATCCCATACCAACCAACATTCGCTGTCAGGCAATACGGAGCAATAATAGTTTGCACCCCACCATATTTGCTTGGCATCAGGATATAAGCCATAAATCAAATTAAACGCATCTTTGGCCACATCAGGGTTATCGTCACCCATAATGTCTGTGCCGTAATTAGCTTTCAATACTGACGATTTGCTTACAGCGTTCATGCCGTATGGTGGATCTGTATGAATTAAATCAGGTTTTGTGCCATTCATCAGCTTTTCAATATCATGCAACATTGTGCTATCACCGCACATAAGCCTATGATTTCCAAGGATATATATATCGCCAACCTTGGTTTTTGGTTCTTCAGGCAATTCAGGCACAGCATCTTCGTCTGTAAGGCCTTCTTCAATCTCAGGTGCTAGTAGCTGATTTAGCTCTTTATCATTAAAACCTGTAAGTGATAGATCAAAGTCTGCATCCTCTAAATCTTGTAGCTCTAGCTTTAAAAAGTCCATATCCCACCCAGCGTTCATGGCTAGTTTGTTGTCAGCAATAATGTAAGCCTTCTTTTGGCTTTCAGTCATATCTGAACAATCTATTGTGGGTACTTTGTCTAGGTTTAGCTTTTGGGCAGCCATTAAACGGCCATGCCCTGCAATAATGCCTACCCCGTCTACCAATATAGGGTTGCGAAAGCCAAATTCTTTAATGCTTGCGGCAATTTGGGCAACCTGTTCAGGACTGTGGGTTCTGCTGTTCTTTGCGTAAGGGATTAGCTTATCTACAGCAACTTCTTTAATTTGCATATTTAACCAAGTAGTTAGTTAATCGTGCTTAATTGTAACTTATTTTACTTCTTTGTCTAAGTCTTTAAGTTTGTTAGCTATAGCAGCTCTACGCTCTAATCGTAAACGCTGATTCTTTTCTAGCGTTGATTCATGCTCTTTGCGTAGCATGGCATCTTCTTTTTTGTACTTACGGCTCATTGGTGTCATTACATATCCTTCATCTTAGATTCAATCATTTCTCTGCGACTAGGTTTAGCAGTCTTGGCAGCATCTTTAAAGTCTTTGGCTGTTGGGCGGCCTTCGTCACCTTTTTTAGCCATCTTTTCGCCTGAACCAGCTTTAATCCTAGCTCTTTTAGCGTGAATATTGGCATATAGTCCTTGTTTCATTAGCATTTCCACCTTGCTCTAGCTGCTTTTCCTCGTTCCCCTGTCCATCCTGCCGATCTTGCACAGAAACTATCGTGGCGTGGGCCACTAGATTGGGGGGCTTTTAAGTTTGCGTTATTCTTTGCGTTGTATGCTTTTCTACCTGCTTCAGTCATGCCAGCACCTTCTGCTACTGACTGATAATGACGGCCTTTGCCTTTAGTTGTCTTGGCAATTGGCTTTTCATGCTTTTCTACTGCTGCACGAATGTCATCTCTACGGCTCATTACTCACGCTCACCTAGGAAACGACCATAGGCTTCTTCTAATGTGGCTTTGCGAGCACCTTTGGCGTTATCACGCTCAACATTAAGTGCAATGGCCACCGCTTGTTTTTTAGGCTTGCCAGCCTTCATTTCGGCTTTGATGTTTTTACCGACTGATTCTTTGCTACCTGATTTGTCTAATGGCATGATTAGGCCTTAAATTTAAGCAAGTAAATAGTTGTGTCAATTTCTTGGGCGATATTGTCAATCAACTGAACAATCTCTGAATCCATTGGCAAGTCTGAACGAGCATCTTTAACAAAGCGTTGTAAGGATTGCATATAGGCTAAAGGCTCTTTAGGCATATGGTAAGTGCTTGGGAACTCAGTAATTTGACCGTAAACGCCAAAATATGTTTCAGCTAATTCATCGGTTAAATCAATAATCTTGTCGTAGAAACCGCCTAAAGCCTTGTGCTTGGCGTAAGATTTGGTGGCCCAATGGAAAAAATGGGCATTTGTGCCTGAATGTAACAGGGTTGCGAGAAACAAAGCCATTGACTTTTCCATTTAAATCCTCAAAAAATTTAATTTCGTGACTTATTATCGCCTATTTCTTTTGTCGTAACAACCACCACAAAGCCATTTTTGATTCATTCCTTCGTTATATGGTACATAACGGCCAAATTCTTTAGGTTTTCTTTGTTTACAATTGTTGCACTCTTGCAAAGTTCTGTCGCTCAATTTCTTTGGGTACATTTTCCAGTTCTTCTATCATTACTAGGCAACCACCGCCTTTGCGGATTTCGCCCCTTTGTACTATTAAAACATCAATCTGTTCATCATCATCAAATACGCCAGCATCGGTTAAAGCATCCCACAGGGCTTTGATGCGGTTATCTATGTCTTGCTTACGCCTATCCCTTGGGTAAAGTGTAACTTGCATTTCTAGGCGTTTTTCACCTAGTTTAGGCACACAATTGGCAATTACATAGTCCTGCACTTGAAGTTTGAATTCTCTACCAGCTTTGCTGATACCCATCCTATTCCTAAAAATAGTACGGTAACTGTTGACCGATGGGGGTAGGGGTAGGTTAAGCACTATCAAGTAATTTCTCCGTCATTTCAAGTAAATCTTCTTGTCCAATTTGATAGTGTTTTTCAAACCCTTTTGCACCAAGACCATGTACACCTGTATTTCCTCGGTGGTGTTCAATACATAATCCGATAAATGGTGCATTGGCTCTTTTACCGCCAAATCGCCTAATGTGGTGAATTTCAACGCCACTATCGTAAGGCTGACCTAAGTGTCGGCATAACGCACATCCAAGTCTTGCAACTTTTGAGTATTGGTCTTTTTCAGCTTTTGTTGGCATGATCCACGCTTGCTTGCTCTAGCTTTTCAGCAGATTCAGCAATGTCTACAGAAATCTCCATCATTAGCAAAGAACTATTATTTTTTAAGGCTTCATCGTACAGACGAATCAATGTTTTTAGGATAAGGAATTCTTCGGTTAATCTGATCATACGGTAAATTTCTCCAATTGTCGGTTGTTTGCTGATTCTGTTTGCCAAGCCTGAAAACGCATCTTAGCTGCTTCTAGCTGCCACTTTAACTTTTCTGCATCCTCTGTGGCTTTTCCTATTGCAACGCATAAGTCTTGATAATCTTGGCTTGCATAGGCTTCACGCTCTTGACCGCCAAGGCTTTGCTCACTTGACTTCTTCATCATAATGGCTTTAAGGCTAGATTTGTAGGTTTCTAACTGGGCCAGTTGACCTTTAGCTTTAGCGTATTCAGGTGCGTTCATGTAAATATAGTTTATTGCTTCGTGTGGATCGTATTCATTCATCGCCAATCTCCTTCTTTTCCTGTATTACCCTTGATGTACTGGTCTTGTATATCTCGCATGACTGATGGGCGTTTATCACCAAGTCCATAAGTTGAGATAAATCTGCGAAACTCTTGCAAACCTTTTTCTTTTCTAAGTTTGATCCAGTATCTAACTTCACATTGGTGTCTGTAGGTTTCATCGGTCATGCCATCGCTTTCTTTGCCATTACTAACAAACATTTTTCTTTAAGCTGAAAGTAAGTAAGGCCCATACTATGTACGCCAAGCTCTGCTGCTTTGGCAACGATCCCAGCTTCTGTGGCCATCCATGATTTATCTTCTTTGACCTTGACTGTCATGTCTAGCTCATCTTCCCAACGGCCTTGATTAAGCCAAGTGGCTGGGTGTGGTATGAAGTCTTTTTCAGTCTGTTTGATCTTCCAGTATTCAATGTGATTAGGCAAAGCGTCAATAGCGTCTTGCTGTTCTTGATCAGTCATTCTTTGCCATGACTTTTCAGCAGCCCTACGGCCTTGTTTGCGTGGGTACATTGCGTAGAAATCATTGAAGTTCATCTATATCACCTTTAAAGGTAGCCCCGTGAGGGGCTGTTAATTATGATGCGAATTTTAGAATTGGTTTTTCAAATGCTTCATTGACCAATACTTCAAAACGATTTACTTCTGCTTGATCTGTACTGTCGTGGCTAAATGAATCGTGAGAAATTGGACAACCCAAAATGTCATAATGAACTTTACGGAGTTCTACAGCTTTTCTTACTGCACAATCCATATAAACTAATCTAATATTCCAAGTCATTTTCTATTCCTTTTCTATATCACTCGTTATTGAGTACAAGTAGTTTATTAAGCTATCTTAACAATGTCAACACTTATTTGCATTTATTTTTAATATTTTTTTAAGTGTTGTTTTTTTGCACATAGCTATCCCAAGGGTGATAAACCCACATCTATTTAAGAAGTTATTGCCAGTTCTTAAACTAATGCTCCCTAAGGTAATGTTCGCTCGATGGGGAAGTTGTCTATCACCGTTGTCATCCCCGTCTTATCCGATACCCATTTAAGTTCGGTAGGCTCGCAATCGGGTGAGAGATCGGCCTGTGTTTTCTTCCACGCTACCCATTCAGGTACTTAATATCGTTTGGAGTACGATTGTGGACAGGCAATAAAAAAGGGCTTTATAGGTAGCTTTAGCTTGAACGGCTTGGGAAAATCGTTTCACAGAACTTTCCAAAACCCTAAAACCACCTATAAAACCCTTACTTATCGAGTGTTCAAGTCCTCAATAATTTCATTCTACTACATTATTTCAGTTCAGGCCATATCATTTGATAATTATTTGGAAATAGTGCTTTCCTAGTGATCAAGCCGTGTGATTCTTTTTCTAGTGTTGCAGCTAACATTACCAATTTATCTGTTGGGATCTCGCTGTTTTGCCACATAGACACGGCTGGTACAGATACCCCTACCAGCTTAGATATACGGGTTGGCCCACCTAAAAGTTTAATTATTGCAGTTGCGTTCATGTAAGCTATCTTAACTTATTTATAAAATAATTGCAAATAATTGTTGACATAGTGTTTAAGGTGGCTTAATATTTAATTACGGCAATATGTCGTGATAACCGTAAAGGAGCTCTTATGAGTGAAATAGAAACGCAACAGCAAGACTTCAACAGCTTCCAAGAACACTTGGAACGCATCTTTAAAGACCTAGAAGATGGGGTCACATTAACTCTTGATGAAATTGGCGATTTACGCTATGCCTGTGGATTACCGTCACCAGTAAGAAAAAACCCTGTACTAGCTTCAGTCTTTGATGATTTTTCAAACATTTTTGGGAGTAAACAATGATTATTTCAGATAACAGTAAAGAATTTAAAATCGCACCAGCTGGTCTACACATGGCTCGCTTGTATTCAATTATTGACCTTGGCCATCAGGCTACAGAATGGGCTGGCGAAACCAAGATCATGCACAAAGTTGTATTTACTTGGGAGCTACACGGTGACGATGATGCAGGTCAACCATTAAAAACAGACGATGGAAAGCCTTTAATCGTGTCCAAACGCTATACCGTGAGTTTAGGCGATCAGGCTCGTTTAAGGCAAGACTTAGAATCATGGTCTAACAAAAAGATGAGCCCTGAAGATCGCAAAAACTTTGACCTTAAAGGTTTATTAGGTAAGTTCTGCATGGTAAACATCACTCATAGCGAAGATGGCAAATACGCTAACATCTCAGGCATCAGTCCAGTACCGTCAGCTTTGCGTAATGTTCAGCCTGAGGGCGTTAATCCTACATTACACTTTTGGTTAAATGAATTTGACCAATCTAAGTACGATGCCTTACCAAAGTATTACAAGGAAAAGATTGCAGAATCGTCTGAGTGGCGTGGCAACAAAGCTAAAGAATTGGAATCTGCCTACAGCAAGCCTGTGGCCAACGATTTGCCTGACGATTCTATTCCCTTTTAATAATTAAGGGGTGAAAGCGGATGCTAACGAGCTAGGATTGCCCTTATATACAAGGATTGCCCTAAGTTAGTGCAGCGAGTAGCCCCACCTAACAAGTAAAGTTGAGGAAATTAAAATGAAATCAAGTAAATGTTGTAACCATGATTGCAATGAGGGTAGAAATTGCCCACTAAGGAAAAGTCAAAGTTTTCTTGATTTTATTAAAGCAATATTAAGAAAGGTGCTAGGAAAATGAGTTTTTTAGTAGCCAACATTCCACCAGTTAAATGCTTTGTGCGTAAGGAGTTTCTTTATAACCACGAATCAGGTCACGGGGAACTAGAGCCTTGCGTATGGATGACGGCCAAAGCAATCAAGGGCCAAGCATTTCGCATTGAATCTATGTTGACTAATTACGGTGCTTTGTACGACAAACTACCTATTAGTGCGTATGTGTGGAAAGAAGTAACTGATCCACTACCGCTAGATTTCTTACAGATTTGGGATTGTTTGTCTTATGACATGGCCGTAATTGAAAAGTCTAATCTGCGTGGTTTAAAGGTCAAATACTTTGGCAAAGATAAACAGTTTCATTTTGGTAACTACTTGTTCACCATTGACTTTGCTAGTCCTGATGCCAATCGTTTAGATACTAGCTTTAGTGAGGGTGTAGAAGAACATAAGTCTTACAACTTTATTAAGCTTGACAATGGTCAGTTTGCTTGTCAGCCCAATAACCGTTGTCTTTGGTACGATGTATCGCTAGTGCCAGCCGTGCTTAAAACACCTGATTTTAAGATACCAACAGAAATCTATAGCGTTGAAAACCATGCCAAGTGGACTGCTAAAGATGAGTGGTTTTATAACTTTGTGGAAATAAAAGAATGATAACCGTACTGATTACCGTGTTAGCTGGGTTTGGAATCTTGTTTTTAGGAATTATCTCAGTAGCTTTAGCTGTTTGGGTAACTCAAAAATGACTAAGGTAGCCATCATAACCGCTTGGGTGGCGTTATTTATTGTTTTAGTGGTGTTGGCTTATGGTCATGGCTACAAAAGCGGTAGAAACGCTCAATTAGACTTTGAAGATGTATTAAAAATAGCTAAATCGCAATTTACTTGCAGAATGGAAAACA